CGAAGCACGCAGTATCGGTTTGCCATTGAATTCCTTGATATCCAATGGGTTCATTCTTGATCCCTGGGGCAGGCGCATTTTGTTGCACCAGAGTCCCGGAAGGAGATACATGACGGTCAAACAATTCATTAATTTGATCTATCTCGGCCTGATCAAGATAGTAATTGATGTTCTCACTGTAGGCTGTTACTGTGTCCTTGGACTCAAACTTTCCTAAATAATCTATGCTCCCAACTTTGCTTAGTTCAAGTAGCGTTAGTACCAAATACTGACGTTCGGGGGTTGCATAAGTTCCGCCGTAGTAACTAAACACTTGTTCAATCTTTTTAGAATTTGCAAACCAGTCTCGTTTGGGTAATTCAGTAATATTATCAAACCAACGTTCACGAAATCGATCTGCGTGTGTAAACAATTTTTCCTGAATTGAGAAAGATTGTTGTCCCATGACTGAACAATATTGTTTCCACCAACTTGCAATACCCAAGTGATGTGTAGTAACCAGTGTTATATTTGTAATATCAGCACAGCGCCTGCGTAGCCAGTGGTGAATTGCAATGAGAATTTCCGATGTAACAGCTTCATCGTACACTAGTCGCTGTGGGGTAGAGAAAGATTTTGTCCAATCATAATTGCCGAACATTTGATCTAGCTCATGTTCAATATATAACAATTTTGGTTCGTGGGCTGGAGCCTGTGTGACCGCAGTTAATAGTATATGATCAATTACTCCAACTAGATCACTCATGTTAAAGCAGAGCCTTGACTTGTAAAAATTCCAGTGCGTCGTGCAGAAGATCTATCTGCCTGCGGCAGTCCTCTAACGCATGATGGCTAGCAGGGTACTTGTTTAAAGAGGGGCAAAGGCTGTACACAGTTCGTGAGTCTCGTACCGAATAGTACTTCCAGGGCATGTTGATCTTGTGGCTCTTGTAGGCGTGCTCCAAGATAGTAGCATCAAAAGTCGGACCGAGCGCCCAAAAATGTTTGCTTTGCCAAATCAGCACTCCTAATTCTTCAAGAGCTTGTGCCAAGGGGATGCGGCCTTCTTCACCAAACGCTTCGTCCTTGGCAGCAGCAGGTTGAGTAGCCCACCAGTCAATAGTGCTTTGCTCGATATTTCGATCAGGCTGGCTATCAATGCTGATGCGAGCATAGTACGATCTAAGCTGTTTGTGCGGGCGCCTAACCAACGGATCAAAGCACTGGGCCGCAATAGTTAAAATACAGGCGTCGGGGCCTGTGCCACAAGTTTCAAGGTCTATCATGCAATCCATGCTGTATTATAGCAGTATCACATTTGATTGTCAAAGTCTTCGAACAATTGTTCCTTGGTTTTATCGCATCTCATACCTTTTTGTGAGTTGTTCGATAAAGATATTACACGCAGATTTGACCAATGTCCGATTATATACGGTGGTATGTTGTCCCTAAATCCTTGTTGAATGCTGTAAATATGATCCAGGGCATTTTTACTACGGTTAAGTCTATTTGGATTTATTTTGTTAAACTGAGTTTTCCAGTTCTCTTCGGACACTTGCCAAACAGCATCGTAATATAATCTACGTAACGATCTCAAATGCTTAGGTGTAGCACCGTTACTAATTCTTTTATCTGAAACTTTTTTTCTTGCTTCATTAGTTTTACTACCGTTTTCAACACCGTATCGTTCTAGGCAAGTTTGTTTAGATTTTTCTCTGTCAGCTGATGTATATGTAGATTTATCTCTATACTTTCTACCATTAGCTACTGCTTTTAGATTGCTTAGCCGATTTTTTTCTCTAGCCGACTGCGAATAACAGTTAGCAAAATCACCTCTGTTTGCTTGAAACTTTCCCTTAGCAGAACGACTAGATGTGATCAGATATCTATTTTCCCACCATTTAACCGGGATTTGTGTAATCGGGCATAAAGGTATTGACCATACATCATTAAGTATGTGCCAAAATCGTTGTTTGGGTTTTGCAGATTCTGGAAGGAATTCAGTTGTCTTTATAATCCGTTCCCAGAGTTCAGGATGCGTTTTATAAAGATATCTTGTTGCCGATTTATTATAAGAAGTGTCGTTGTTGATAATGGATAAGAGTATGGATTTCATACTCTTATTTAGTCTTATCCTACTACAAACGTTATTTAACCAATTACAAGTGTTAGAGGGGCACTGCCATCTACATACAGGTACAGATCCGCAATACATCTATCCATCATAGCTTGGCCTTCTGATTTCATAGCAGTGCCGTTTAAGGTGCCGCCGCCCTGTGGACCAGCAATTGTTCCGAACTTTTCACGAGCTTCGCCGATAATGTACTTGGCTGCTCCCACCATGTGATCCCGTACCCACTGACTGATTTGAAAGTCAGCTAACATTGTAATTTCAGGTTTGAGATTATAGGACCAAAGCAACACAACTTCGCCAGTGCCTTTGGGGTCGCGGATCAGTTGAAGTTTCTTGGTTACTGGATTCCATGTATAGTTGATATAGCCGCCAAACATTCGGGCCGCCAGTTCAACATACTGCTGATAGAAGTCGTAAGTGGCCAGGCCGCCTTGAGAGTTAAAGTTCATCAAGTACACATTGAGCGATGCTGCACCGAACGGGTCAAAGCTGTTGGTGCCGCCGCCGGTGCTGAGGCCAATTGTACGTCTAAAAATTTGCCGTACCTGAATAACTTCCTGCGGCAAGGTGTATTCATTAACGTCATTCAAGAGCTGCATAAAGCTATAGCTCTCTTCGTAGGCGTTTTGTGCCCGCTGTCGATACACACCTATTGTGCGTTGATATGCTGCTTCGTAGTGTGCAGGATCCAGCTCAATGTCAACAATCAGACTACCGAGCTGGAGTTGCACATATTCAATTAGCTGTTTTTTTAGCGGATCAAGAGTTTGGTTAGACATTAGGGGGATTCCATTCCCCCATATTTACCAAGTTTTGAGTATGATCAGATTCTCGGTGCCGCGGCCATTAAACGGAGTCTCTGTGGCCCGGATCTCTTTAAAGTACTTTCGAGATGCCGGCTTGCCGCCTGCGAGCAAGGCTTTGATCTGCTCAGCTGGCTTGCGCAGAGTCTTTTGCGTGGTCTCGCTTGTGCCAAAGCCAATAATGGAGTTGTTCTTGATAGTGAACGTACCAATATGCGGGTCCGCAACCACGTGAATCAGCTTGCGTTTCTTCTCGTCAAACAGCCAGGCCTCACTGCGAGCCAGCAGCTTGGTAGGATGCTCGCTAACCAATTTAAGGCTGACAATTTCTTTCAAGTACTTGAACTTGGCCACTTGCTTCTCAGGGCTTACTGCTTTAGCTGCTCGAGGCTTGCGTTCAACTTTCTTGATCTGTACATATGCGTTACAGTCATTGATCACTGTTTCGGCGAACTTGATAAAGTTACGCAGCTTGATCTTGCCCAAGTGAGCGTATGCTTCAGTCAACTGTGCATCCTTGCCCGCAGCCGCTGCTTCAAATTCCTCCAGTTTGCGTTTCCAAATGTCAGCAATGTAGCCAACCTTTTGTGGTGCTACATTCTTTCCCCGGATCAATGAAATTGGCTTGTAGTCCGCACTCATTTTGGCGCCGTCTGCCACAAAGTCATCAAACACACCTTCGAGCTCGCCAGCACATTCTACAACTTTTTCTTGTAGTCGGTCCTGTATGTTGGGCCGGGGTGCAGCAGATTCGTCTTCAACTACTTCATCTTGATTGTGGTCCTTTGCTGCAATCGAGTCAGCAATCAGCCCTTCCAATTTTTCTTGCTCTTGTTTAGTAAGCTCCAGCCCCATCATGGTCATGCGGCACAGCCAACCCGTGGTCAAGCGGATTTGATTATCGGGCGCGGTGCGAACCTTGCGACCCTCGGCCTTGCGTCCCTGTGATTCAAGGTACACAGCAATCATGTCCTTGGCTTCCTTCTTGCCGTAGAAATAATTGTACCAGTTGAATGCAGCACTCATTGCGCTAATGCGGGTGTCCGTGGGCTGCGTTTTCCAAATTGGCTCTTCACCCACGTGTTTGGTATCCGGGCTGCGCGGATTCAGCTGCCTGGGCATAGCTACGACTTTCATAGGACTCCTTAACATTATCTAGTAATTATAGCATCAATTGAATTTATGGTCAACCAGCCCTATAATTGCGCCACCCGTCGTAATTACCTTCCCTGCGACCTTTTTCTCTGTGGCAAATTGGGCATAGTTCTTGCAAATTTGTTAACAGGTTGTCATTGGAATCGCTGTTGATGTGATCGATCTCGGTCGAGACCTTTAATCCTTGTGCTTTAACACTTTTCCAATTAATAACGCAGGAAAATCCCAATTTGCCTTCTATATTAGAACATCGTCCAATCTTGAAGGGTGTCACACCCGGGGCATGAGGCCATTTACCATAGCTAGCCGCTTGACAGTGGCCGCAATGCACTCGCCACCCACCAGGGTCACTAATAGTACCACTAGTGACCATCACAGGCTTATCACAGCCATGATTGACACAGGTTGGTCGAAAATTTGAGTTTGCAGCCATAGATCGCTTTTATTTACTCTACACCAGTATTATATTATCAATTGAATTTATGGTCAACCAGCCCATAAATACTAAACTATGCCAAGACTGTCACTTTACCGCCCACAGAAAACCAACGATTACAAGTTTTTCGATCGTACAATTTCCGAAATGTACACCGTGGGTGGCGTCGACATTTACATCCACAAGTACCTGGGTCCGCGAGCCGGCATTGAAGACTCTGCCGAATCCGGCAACTATGATGCTACCCAACCCAATTACACTACTGAGAACCCGCTGAACATTCAGGACTTGTTCTTGCTGGAGAATCGAGATCGAGCATATGATCCCGACGTTTATCAACAGCGCGGTGTTTATCGTATACAAGATGTTGACTTTGATTTGACGCAGTTTGGTTTGTTTTTGAACAACGATACCTTGTTTATCACGTTCCATTACAATGACATGATTGACACGATTGGTCGCAAGTTGATGTCCGGCGATGTGTTAGAAGTTCCGAACCTCAAGGATCCAGACCCGCTCGACGCAGCCATATCCCGGGCGCTGCCCAAGTATTATGTTATACAAGACGCATCGTATGCCAGCGAAGGCTTTAGCCAAACTTGGTTACCACACTTGTGGCGCGTCAAAGCAACACCACTGACCAATGCACAGGAGTATCAAGAGATTTTAAACAAGCCGCTGATAACCGAAAACATCTGGGACCCGGGTGCTTTTCTT